ATATTATATTGTTCGGTGTTTGATGCAATGTCAAACATTCTGTTTAACTTTGTAGGTATTGAACCTAAGTCTTTTGTCTGAACGTTTGTGTTAGCATATGCACCAACTGTATATAACGCGTCAACATTACCTAAAGCTGTGTATGATGATTGTAATATACCTGATAAAGCTTGAATTTGAGCTGTAGCAGAAAGTGGGCTTACAATACCGAACTGTACCGACAACTGTTGTAATAATGTTGTTGGGTTTGCATAACTGCTTGTAATTGTTCTTGCAAAGTTTGAAGGAGTACCAACATTGTTTAACCAAGTTTGACCATTCTTATGGGAAATAAAGTCATTGACTAAAATTTCAATGTTTGGTGATGGTAAGCTTACATTATCAATAAAGAAGCTTTGAGGAGCACCACCGTTAGATGGGTTAATTTGTCTCCAATAATCTAATGAACCTACATAATTTTCAACAAATGTGTAAGATAATTGTGTTGTTGTAGGGTTGTAATTGGATTGGTTAAGTTTAAACAAACCAAATATTAAAGTATCGTTAAATGTTGATGTGCCGATATTAAATGATGGTGATGTTTCAAGTACTTGTGATATACTTGAACCAACATTTGATGTTGCATTGTTATTAGCTGAAGAATATGCGTTTTCAGATTGTGATGAAAGAGCAAATGCTAATCTTGTTGTTGGGATGTTTACGTAATTTTGTGTATAATTTGCACTAAATGCAACTGTTTCAACTGCTAATAAATCTGTAAAGTTAGAAGCTGGATTAATGTTTGAATTATCAGCAATACCAACATAATAGCCTTGGAATGAATTGTCAACTGCTGTTTGACCAGAATTTAAAACAATAATACCTGCATTACCAAATTGATTAATGTTGTTAAACGACGGTAGAGCTTGGTTACTCCAATTAATTCCTCTACCACCTTGTAAAGCGTTATACTGTGAAGGCGATAATTCAAAGTGAGTTGGCTCACCAATTAGATACATTACATTTGCTGAATTTGAATTCAGATATGTTAAAGCTTTACCGTAATTTGAATTTGTACCGTTCTGCCAATTTACGTCAACTGCTGTAACTGGGTAAACTAATGCACCGTAATTGGAACCAAAACCTTGTCCATTAGAACTACCATATGGTAATCTATATGCATTCACCACTGCGTTGGTGTTGAATAGAGGTTGTACTGATTCGTAAAAATATCTTTCTGCTGCATTGGTAGGTGTACCAAAAATGTTTTGCCATTCTGCTATACTCGTTACAGTAATAATTTCATCGGTTGGACCTTGTGGGGCATAGCCTGCGACTAAAATGCTTGTACCAGTCGGTATGTTTGCTGTTTGACTTAGATCGACTTCATTGATCTGAACACCGGGTGACGTAATTGAGAGAGCCATATGTTATTATTTATATTCTGTGGACAACTTTTTATATCAAACTGGCAAAGAATTGAGAGAAGGCAAACTCAAAAGTAGTCTCCATTTCCCCGGGTTCTCTATAGGAATACTCTATATTTCCCAATGATACTGGAAATGCTTTAGTGAATGTAAATTGAATAACGTTGTTGTCAAATTCGTCTTTCCCATACACGGTAAAATCGGTTTGATAAGACTGGGGTTGTAATGGGGTGGCTAATTTTCCAGCACTGTTTGATATGGTGCCGCTTGGTACATTTTGTGCAGCATCATATGTAGATTGTTGCTGGTCGTTTAAAAGATTTAACCAAGAATAAATTACCCAATAGTTATTAAATTGATTATCTACTGTAAAATTTACTGTTATGTTTGGGTAAGGTGGTCTTGCATTTGAAGAAACCTTATAACTTTGACCTGAATACTCAGCTACTAATTCCGGTACCTGTATTTGCGGCACTATAGAACCATATACTGAAAATTGTACAGAATTTTGATTTATAATGTCCTGCCCTCTAACGGATAGGTCATTAGTATTGTAATTTCTTAGTATTGGAGGTAAATTAAATACGAGTAGAAATTTATCTTTCCTACTTTTGTTAAGTGTAGATTGTTGAATTACTGGTATGTCTGCCATTATCGTAAAGGTTTAAACCCGGCTGCCAATAAAGAAGCCAAGTCATCGTCAACATTTACTCTATCTGAAATAATTGATGGCATTGCAGATGCCGTGCCATCTTTATCATTATAGAAGGAGTTAGGGTTTGTATAATATTTAATACCAAAATCTAATTGCTTTAATTTTAAAGGTCTACCATTAAAATCTGTTTGTATAACTTCAAAATGCTTTTCTACTATACCCTTCTCTAATATAATAAGAGACCAAACCAATGACATTACTCTATCATCATGATAACCAGCACCTTTTTTGGCTGACCACGTACCATTTGGATGTCTTACAAACGTTTTAAACTCTTTTAACAATGACATATCTCTTATTTGTACCACTTCTAACTGATTAACCCAATATCTTAAATTAGTAATGCCTGTATATTTGGTGTTTGTGTGGGATACTATACCAAGTACATCTTTTTCTCTACCTGCAGTAGATGCACCCCAGGATACTATATTATCATAGTCAAATTGAGCTCTTAAATTGTCTACAACTTGTGCACCGCAGTTATTTCTCTCAATACAAACAAGAGGTTTACCCCATTGTGTTAAAATTTCGTTTAACTTACTTGTAAAGTTAACTGGTGATATACCATTATTGTGATAACAAGCAACTTGTTTTATATTAGTAAGGTCACTTACATCCATTATTTGTATAACTGAAGCGTCTTTGTCTACACCCTCACTAACGTCCACCCCAACCGTATAAATTTTATTATCAGATGGTTCTTCCCATATAAGATACCTTCCTTCCTCCATTACATAAAGAGGGTCTTTAACATATACAGATAATTTTTCAAATAATTCATCGTTAATTGAACTTTCACCAGAATCTAAAAATTCGCAATTAAACTCTTGATTAAAAGCGTCTAAACTACCAATAGTTGCAACTGTTTGTTGTTTCCACTTTTCATCTCTACCAGGAATTTCATTCCATAAAATTTTATCACATGCCCAACCATTTTTAGCTGTTTCAGCTCCGGAGTACAAATTGTGAAACAAGTTACCAGTACCATTTGCAGTTGAAGCTATAAAGATTTTTGATTTCTTAGATGATGAAACGATTGGATATACTGATTTCCAAAATTCATCAACTAAATGCGGTTCAATAAACGCTAACTCATCTAATATAAGACAGTTAATGGATTGACCTCTTGCAGCGGTGCCTGTCGTGGTTGATATACCAATTCTACACCCATTTGCCAATGCCATGGACGTTTTTCCGTACTCCTTTACACCAGGCTTTAACCAATTTGGCAGTTCTTCATATGCTAATCTAATTCTTCTAAAAATTTCTATAGCTGTACCTTCTTTATTAGCTACAATTAATATAGACTGGTCTTTTTGAAAGCATGCAATCCATAGTGCATAGATTGTCATTAACGTAGTTTTACCAATCTGTCTAGATGCTAGTAATATTAAGAATCTATTATCTCTCATCTTTCTAAGCACTCTTTTTTGACATAAATGTAACTCAATACACTTTTTACCCTCGTCAAGAGATACTATATAGAAGTACTTTTCTGCAAAGTAAAGTATGTTTACTGCACACTTTTTAAGATCAGCCAACATCTCCGGCGTATACTCAAACTGTGAATCTACTGCCGGTAAGTTTGGGTTATTAAGGTAGTTCTGTTTGTTTTTAAGCACGGGCGATATAAATATTTAACACATTATGGCACATAATCTATTAGAGATCTGGGACGCTTACACAACTAAAGTCCTAACCGAGAAGACACTTCCAAAAGAAACTGCAAAGTTTGGAAAGAAGCCAGGTAAAGGGCCTGTTCAATTAAACAACCCTAAAGCTGGTGACATTGCTCACAAAGACACGTCGGGTCCAGAAGTAACTGGTAACTTTGATGGTCCAGCATTCAGCAGAAAAATTGATGATCTCAAGACCATGACACCTCAAGACAAAGCTAATAGACCATATGTAGCAGATCTTAATGTCTTTGATGTAGATGAAAAATTTGATAAAAATATGGAAAAATCAACAAACACCTTAATAAATAATTACATGAAATCTACTTTTAATCAGTTATTTGAAGAAGTTATGGGTGAGGACGATAAAGACCTCGAAGCACTTGGAGTAACACCAGACGCTGGTGCTCACGGTGAAGAAGGTGGCGATGAAGTAACAATTACTTTATCAAAAGATTTAGCTCAAAAGCTACATGATGCTTTAATGGCAGTGCTTGGCTCAGATGAAGAACAGCATCACGAAGGTGAAACTGAAATGACAGACGAGACTGAAGCTCAAGATGAAGACAATGAAGAATCTGAAGAAGAGGATTCAGAAGAGGAAGATTCAGAAGATGAAGATGAGGATACAATGAAAGAGTCTTCAGGTGTTCAATATAAAGTTACAAAACCAGAACCAGACGGTAAAGAAGTTCCTGATAATGACGGTTTACAGATGGTTAACAAAGCAAAGTACGATGTTTCATCAACTCAATCAGGTGAAGAAACAAAGAAGCTAATGAAAGTTGGCGCTAACAAGGCTAAGTATTCAGGCTTTAAGTATAAAGTAGATGCAGATGGCTCAGAAGTACCAGACAGTGCAGGACTTGACTTAACAAAGACAGGTGCTACATCAAACGTACCAAAGAGCATGATTAAGGGTAGAAATCAGCCAGCATTTGGTGTTACAGGTTCCTCTTAATAGAATTAAGTAGATTCAAAATTAAGCCGCTAGCAATAGCGGCTTTCTTTTTGTCTGTATTAAATAATAACATGATGTTGTTTAAGGAGTTTCACAAAGCTCAATTGAGTTTAAAAGGATTTAACCCTCGCCACCGTAAACCTATGATTGGTGCTACTGATGGTAATAAAACTCACTTAAACACCGTAGCTCAGAGACATGTAAACGACAATACAAAGAATCATAAAGTGGAAGTGCTAAAAACTAGACCAGGTAGATTCCATTGTGACCAAAAAGACATTGAATATATTGTAAGAACATTTTTAAAAGGTAGAATGCCATCACATAATGAAATGAAAACATTGGGTGGTAAAATGAATATGAGGTTTTACTTTGACGGTAGACACGGTAAGTGGGTAATAGAAAAACAATAATATGAGTAATGATTGTCCATATCCAGGAGTTTCAGGACCTGCTCAATTTCCTGGCATTTTAGATACAGATCAAACCTGTTTTAGATATGTCGATAAAGACACAACAGGTAACGAACAATATCTGTTTAGCAACTATTATAGAGAACAGATTGCACAGTATGGTACAAGAATTACCTATTATGTAAATGCTTATAACGTACTAAGTGCTGATAATTTCTACGGTGAAGATCCAACACAGTCATTTATGCCTGGCGTTGATGTCAATGTAATAGTTGAGTTGACGGAAAACGCTAATGTACTTTCTAAGTTTGGTTTCCAAGCTGATGATGCTGTTACAATCCGTATGCATATTTCAGCTTTCCAAGATGCGTTTTACGATTTAAATATTGATTACGTTTCACCAACTCAGCAACTTTCTGCTGGGGTACCAGATAACTTAAACACTGAAGATTGCTTAAACATTATAACAGAAATGGCAAATGTTTGGGAAACTCAATACCAACAAACACAACCAAAATCAGGAGATGTATTTGCATTGACTGAATACGGAAGAGGTAGAGTAAATCCAAGAGGTGCTAAGTGGTTTGAAGTTACAGAAATTTTAGATGAGGATATTTCTTACGCCAATCAATTAGGTGGTCACTATACTTGGATTATAAAGGGTAAGAGATACGAATATAGCTACGAACCAGGCTTATCTGCAGAAAAGGGTGATTCTCAAGTTTACGACAACGCATACAGTGGTATATTATCTGGTGGTTCTCAACCAGTTTCAGAACCTAAAAAGTATAATGAAGAGTGGGCTGAACCTGGTGTAACACAATCATTAAAGTCAATTAATGATGTAAGTATCACCCAGGTATTTGATCAACCAGCTCGTAATAATACAAGCGTGTACGGCCAGTATTAATTTTCAAAGAAAGCTGACTTGGCGTGTATGGTGTCCTTACCTAATTTCTGCCAAGCAAGTACTTGATACTTCATATCCTTTTCTCTTTCTTTAATGTATTTGTGAAATGCAAGAGGTTTAATCCACATTGAACTTTTATCTGGATCAATTCCTAACTCTTCTGCTTTATCACAAGCAATGTTTACTGCTTCATGTAAGCAAGCAAATCTAGCCAAAAAATCTACCGATGTATAATCAAATACCACATCTTT